CCGCCTAAGAGATTTAGAGTGAACTCCAAAAACTATTTCCTCACATATCCCCAGTGCTCTTTAACTAAAGAGGAAGCACTTTCCCAATTCCAAACCCTAACAACTCCAGTCAACAAGAAGTTCATCAAGATTTCCAGAGATAAGCACGAAAATGGGGAACCTCATCAGCATGTGCTCATCCAGTTCGAAGGGAAGTACCAATGCACGAATAACAGATTCTTCGATCTGGTGTCCCCAACCAGGTCAGTACATTTCCATCCGAACATTCAGGGAGCTAAATCAAGCTCCGACGTCAAGTCCTACATCGACAAGGACGGCGATACTATTGAATGGGGGCAATTCCAAATCGACGGCAGATCTGCTAGAGGAGGCCAGCAGACAGCTAACGACACATATGCCAAGGCGTTAAATGCAACATGTGCAGAGGAAGCTCTGCGAATAATCAGGGAAGAACAACCACAGCATTTCTTCCTTCAACATCATAACTTAGTTGCAAACGCCACCAAAATATTCCAAAAGGCTCCGGAACCATGGGCTCCTCCGTTTCCCCTATCCTCGTTCACTAACGTGCCAGACGATATGCAAGAGTGGGCCGATGAATATTTTGGGAGAGGTTCTGCTGCGCGGCCAGATAGACCAATGAGTCTCATAGTGGAAGGTGATTCGAGAACAGGGAAGACGATGTGGGCTCGTGCCTTAGGCCCACATAACTATCTTAGTGGACATCTGGACTTCAACCCACGAGTCTACTCGAACGAAGTGGAATATAACGTCATTGATGACGTCGCACCGCACTATCTAAAGCTAAAACACTGGAAAGAACTTCTGGGGGCCCAGAAGGACTGGCAGTCAAATTGCAAATACGGCAAGCCCGTTCAGATAAAAGGAGGGATCCCATCAATCGTGCTTTGCAATCCTGGTGAGGGTGCCAGCTATAAAGATTTCCTCGACAAAGAGGAAAACGCATCACTCAGAAACTGGACCATCAAGAATGCGATCTTCATCACCCTCACATCCGCCCTCTATCAAGACAGCACACAGGCAAGCCAAGAAGAGGTCCATCAGGAGGAGGCGGATTGATCTGGAGTGCGGTTGCTCCATATACTTCCACATAGGCTGCACAGGACATGGATTCACGCACAGGGGAACTCATCACTGTACATCAGGCAGAGAATGGCGTTTATACCTGGGAGATAGAAAATCCCCTCTATTTCACGATGTTCCTAGTAGAGGATCCAATCTACACCAACAGCAGGGTATACAATATCCAGATACGGTTCAACCACAACCTGAGGAAAGCATTGCATCTCCACAAAGCCTTCCTGAACTTCCAAGTCTGGACGATATCGATAACGGCTTCTGGGTCGACTTATTTAGCTAGGTTTAGACGTTTAGTTAACATGTATTTAGATCAATTAGGTGTTATTTGCATTAACAATGTAATTAGAGCTGTTCGTTTCGCGACAGACAGATTCTATGTAACTCGTGTATTGGAAAATCATTCAATAAAATTCAAAATTTATTAATTCATTATCGAATCGTAGAAGTAGATCCGAATTTTCAATGTCGCATACACAGGGTTAGAGGCATGAGTACATGCCATATACAATAACAAAGCGTTCTCCGTGTGATTCTCATACTTGCCAGCCTCTTGATGATTGTAGACCACATGATTGTAGACATTCCAGAAGCGCTTGACTATAGCCTGCTCGTTGCTGGCATATTGTCCACCTGTCACCTTCCCATAGAACTTGTGCATGACCTGGTAACGATCGCGTAGATCGTTCTTAATCGTGGCGGTACTAGGCTCGTTGTCGAACATGTTGAACACTTGCCCAAAATCCATTGGGGTGCCATAAGGTCTACGGTCCCTGACCAACCAGAACATAACACTGTTCGTGTGGTTCTTCAGCTTGATGTTCTCATCCATCCAGATCTTACCGAGAATATACACGGACTTAACACAGAAACGCTTACCGACACGGTGGGTGATACCATTACCACGTGTCACATCAGATATACACATATCCTTACCCACATGTGAGATATCATGTCGCTGTTCATAAGACTGGACCTTGCACGGGCCTTCACATCCTCTTGGAACACCAGGCGTTCTCAGCGTCCGGTAAATCCTGGGCTTCCTGTACATGGGCCTGTTAACCCATTCTGAGGCCTTGTTGATCTTAGGCCCACTTCCTGCACGTGGAGAATAATTAGCATTGCGACTAACCTTTGAAGTGCCCGCGATCGAGCGCCATGGGAGATCGCGCTTAGGCATTTTGAATTAAATAAGGTGGGCCAAAGCCTCTTTAATTTATAACCACAGAACAACTTAGCGCCCAAGTTGTTTAAAATATCTAAGCTCGTCAGACGCTACATGATTGGACGAGACGAAAGCGGAGGCTTTAATTCAATTAAAGAGGAGCGTGCGCGCGTAGGGGGGAAAAAATCGCGGCCATCCGGTAATATTATACGGATGGCCGCCACGTGTTGAGAATCCGTTAATGAGAGTTATACTATATATTGCACCCCAATACACCAATTGAATCAGCAAGTTTGAGAGAGCTCAATCGGGGTACACACCTATTATTACAAAAATGCCA